CCCTATCCGGAATGGTCGACGTCGTGCACTGACTGGGAGCGGCTGCTCGTCGCCGGTGAATCGATCATTCCGCCGCCGATCTTCCGCGACCAGGCGGAGCAGGCGCTGGCCATCTTCAAGCAGCTGCGGGTGGTGGACCTGCCAGGCAAACCGACATTCGGGGAGTGTAGTGAGCAGTGGGTATTCGATTTCGTTGCTGCGATCTTTGGCGGGTATGACGCCGAGACGGGCAAGCAGCTGATCCGCGAATATGGCCTGCTGATCAGCAAGAAGAACACCAAGTCCACCATCGCGGCCGGGATCATGTTGACCGCGTTGATCCTTTGCTGGAGGGAGGAGGAGGAGCACCTGATCCTGGCGCCCACCAAGGAAGTGGCCGACAACAGTTTTAAGCCGGCGGCGGCGATGGTTCGCGAGGATGAGGAGCTGAAGGCCCTCTTCCACATTCAGGACCATATCCGCACGATCACTCACCGAGTGAACCGCAACAGCCTGAAGGTGGTGGCGGCGGATACTGACACGGTCTCGGGCAAGAAATCCGGCCGGGTGATGGTCGACGAGCTGTGGGTCTTCGGGAAGCAGGCGAAAGCCGCGGCGATGTTCATGGAAGCCCTGGGCGGTCAGGTGTCCCGCGACGAAGGCTTCGTCATTTTCCTGACCACGCAGAGCGATGAGCCGCCGGCGGGCGTATTCAAGGAGAAGTTGGAATATTGGCGCGACGTCCGGGACGGCAAGATCTTCGACCCGAAGACGCTGGGCATCCTCTACGAATACCCGGCGTCCTTGTTGAAATCCAAAGGCTACCTGAAGCCCGAGAATTTCTACGTGACCAACCCGAATTTGGGGAAATCGGTCAGCGCCGAATGGCTGGTAGACAACCTGCGGAAGAACCAGACCAAGCAGGACGGTTCATTCCAGCAGTTCCTGGCCAAGCACCTCAACGTTGAAATCGGCCTGAGCCTACGGTCCGACAGGTGGGCCGGCGCCGACTTCTGGGAGGCGCATGGTGATCGCGCGCTGACGCTCGAAGCGCTGCTCGCTCGTTGCGAAGTGGCCGTCGTCGGCATCGACGGCGGCGGGCTGGATGACCTTTTGGGGCTCACCGTCATCGGCCGCGAGTTGGAAACCCGGAAATGGCTCTGGTGGTCCCATGCATGGGCACACAAGATTGTGTTGGAGCGTCGCCAGGAGATCGCGGCTGCGCTGCATGACTTCGTGGCTGACGGCGATTTGACGCTCGTGGAGCGCCCCGGAGAAGACGTGGTGGAAGTCGCCGACCTGGTGTGCCAGGTGCGCGATGCGGGTTTGCTGCCGGAGGAGAAGCCAATCGGCGTAGATGCCGCCGGCATTGGTGACATCGTTGACGAGCTGATCTCGGAGGAGCGAGGGTTCACGATCGAGCAGATCGTTGGGATATCGCAGGGCTGGCGCCTTGGTGCCGCGATCAAAACCACTGAACGCAAGGTTGCCGGCGGCGAAATTGAGCATTCGGGTTCTCGGATGATGGCCTGGTGCGTTGGCAATGCGCGCGTAGAACCCAAAGGCAATGCCATTTTGATTACAAAACAGGTCTCAGGTACCGCCAAGATTGACCCGCTGATGGCAGGTTTTAACGCTGTATCGCTCATGTCGCTGAATCCTGAAGGTAGCGGCAGATCATTCTGGGAGTCCGCGTAGTGTCTATCCTCGATCGCCTTCTGCCGTGGCGGCAAAAAAGCATGTCCACGCTGGAGCTGTTCCGCGAGATCTATGGCGGGAAGTTGGCTGCCAGCGGCCGCACCATCACGCTGGAGACTGCGATCCAGGTGTCGACCGTCGTTGCCTGCATGCGAGTGATCAGCGAAGGCATCGCACAGGTGCCGCTGAAGATCATGCGCGAGGCCAACGGAAAGCGCCTGCCCGCCCGCGATCACCCGCTGTACGACGTGCTGGCCGTGCGCCCCAACTGGTACCAGACGTCGTTCGAGTTTCGTGAAATGGTCGGATGGCATGTCGGGTTGGCCGGTAATCACTACAGTTTCAAGAACATGATCGGCCAGAAGGTCCGGGAGCTGATCCCCTTGGACCCAGGCCGCATGAAGGTGGTGCGCGCCGACGACGGCGAGTTGAGCTATGAATACGCAATGCCCAATGGCGCTAAGACTATCTTCAAGTCGGAACAGATCTGGCATGTGCGCGGCCCCAGCTGGAACGGCTGGGTAGGACTGGAGGCGCTTCAGATCGCCCGCGAGGCAATCGGCCTGGCCATGGCTACCGAGGAACAGCACTCGCGCATGCATCGCAATGGCGTGCGCAACTCCGGGGTGTATTCCATCGAGGGGACGCTGAACAAGCAGCAACACAAAGACTTGTCGGAGTGGATCCAGAAAGAGATGTCCGGCGTGGAGAACGCGTCCAAGCCAATGGTGCTGGACCGGAATGCCAAGTGGCTTAGCACCGCGATGACGGGCGTCGACGCTCAGCACCTGGAAACCCGCAAGTATCAGGTCGAGGAGATTTGCCGCTTCATGCGCGTGATGCCGATCATGGTGGGGTATTCGGACAAGGCCGCCACCTACGCCAGTGCGGAGCAGATGTTTCTGGCGCACGTCGTGCACACCTTGGCGCCGTGGTACCAGCGCCTGGAGCAGTCGATCGATGCCAATCTGTTGACCAAGGCTGAACGCGCAGCGGGATATTACTCCCAGTTTGTCGAGGAAGGCCTGCTGCGCGGATCCATCGAGGCCACCGCGACCGTGCTCGAGAAGTACGTCAATGGCGGCCTGATGACCCCGAATGAAGGTCGCGCCAAACTCGATATGAACCCTGACCCCGATCCGGCGAGCGACAAGCTGCGCGTGCCCGCCAATATCGTAGGAAAACAGCCCAAAGGAGCGGCAAATGACACACAAAACGCTTGATTTCCGCTTTGACTTGAAGGCGACCAGCGAAGACGGCATGTTTGAAGGCTATGGATCGGTGTTCAATCTCACTGATTATGGCGGCGATATTGTTGTTCCTGGCGCCTTTGCGGAGTCGCTCGCGGCGCACAAGGCCGCTGGTCGCTTGCCTGCGATGCTTTGGCAACACCGTCAGTCCGAGCCGATCGGCATCTATACCAGCATGGAAGAGGATTCCGTCGGGTTGAAAGTGATTGGCAAGCTTGCGCTTAAGACGTCGCGCGGCGCTGAGGCGCATGAGCTGATGAAGATGGGGGCGCTGTCTGGCTTGTCGATCGGGTATATCGTTCGCGACGACAGCTGGGATCGCCTGACAGGTGTGCGCACTATCAAAAAAGCCGATCTCTTCGAAGTCTCGCCGGTCACATTCCCGATGAACGACGCGTCGCGCATCTCGTCGATTAAGAGTGCAATCGAAGAGATTGAAGATTTGAAAACCGCGGAACAATACCTGCGTGATGTTGGTATGAGCCGCACTGAAGCCAAGGCGTTCATCGCCAGGGTGAAAGGCCTCGGACAGAGTGATTCTGATGGAGGCGACATGCAGCAACTGATCGCGGCCCTGAAAGGCCGTGGCACGGCAATCGCCACATAGCAAACCATCGCCAAGAAGCAGCCGCCTCCGGGCGGCTTTTTATTTTCGAAAGGAACATCATGTCCGACATTCTTGAAATAAAACGCATCATCGAAGAACAGGGTAAGGCCTGGGAAGAGCATAAAAAGGTCAACGATGACCTGATGAAGGCCAAGGCCGAAGGGAAGGCGGTCGCCGAGCTGGAAGCCAAGCTGGTCAAGGTGGGCGAGGAGCTGGACAAACTGACGGAGCTGAAGGATCAGTTTGACCAGGTCATGCTCAAAATGAACCGTCCTGGTGGCATGGACGAGAAGAAGGAGCAGGAGCTGTCTGTCGAAGTCAAGCAGTTCAACCTGGCCATGCGCTCCGAATACCAGCTGAAGGGCAAATCCTTCCCCGGCGAATTCGACGCCAAGCAGTACGGCGAATACAAGAGCGCCTTCTTCAAACTGATCTCTGGCGTGCCGCACGAAAATCTGTCCGTCGACGAGCGTAAGGCGCTGTCCGCCGGCAGTGACCCGGACGGCGGCTACCTGCTGCCGCAATCCACCGTCGGCCGCATGGTCACCAAGATGTTCGAGCAGTCGACCATGCGCCAACTGGCCACCGTGCAGACCATCACCACCGAGAAGATCGAAGGCGTGGTCGATAACGACGAGGCGGATGCTGGGTGGGTCAGCGAGATGGGCACCCGCAACGACACCGACTCGCCGCAGGTGGGCAAGTACGAGATCGCGGCGCACGAGATGTATGCGCAACCGAAGGCGACGCAGAAGCTGCTGGACGACGCCGCGACCGACGTCGAAGGCTGGTTGGCCGGCAAGGTTGGCGACAAGTTTGCCCGTGTCGAAGGTGCTGGCTTCACCACCGGCAATGGCGTTGGCAAGCCTCGTGGACTGTTCGCCTACGATACCGCCGCCACCAGCGACGAGACCCGCGCCTGGGGCACTTTCGAGCACATCGTGACCGGCGCCAACGGCGCCTTCCACACCACCAAGGCAGACCCGCTGCAGGAACTGATCGGCGCGATGAAGGACCAGTACCTGCAAAAAGCCCAGTGGCTGATGCGCCGCGAAGTGCGTACGGCGATCCGCAAGCTGAAGGAATCGACCAGCGACCGTTACCTGTGGGAACCAAGCCTGCAGGCCGGCCAGCCTGACCGCCTCCTGGGCTACGCCGCGCGCGTGGACCAGTATGTCCCGGCCATCGCCACCGGCTCGCTGTCCCTGGCATTCGGTGACTTCGCCGAAGCCTACACCATCGTCGACCGCATGGGCGTGCGTACCTTGCGCGACCCGTACACCGCCAAGCCGTACGTGAAGTTCTACAGCACCAAGCGCACCGGCGGCGGCGCCGTGAACTTCGAGGCAGTGAAGTTCCTCAAGTTCTCCACCTGATCCCGGGTGAAGGCGAAGCGAAATCGTTCAACGGGCGCCGGCGTGGCCGGCGCCAAACCAATCTTGGGAGAAGGAAATGAACAAAGACTTGCACAACAACATTCACGTGAAGCGTGCCATTGCACCGGTGTCCGTCGCTGATACCACCGCGCAGGTATCGCAGATCATCGATCGCCAAGGCTACGGCGCACTGGAGTTCCTGATCGCCATCGGCTCTGTTGCCGATGCCGATGCCACCTTCACCGTGCTGGTCGAAGACGGCGACGCAGCAAACCTGTCCGATGCTGCCGCAGTGGCCGACGAAGACCTGCTGGGCACCGAGGTACTGGCTGGCTTCCAGTTCGACGACGACAACGAACCGCGCAAGATCGGCTACATCGGCATCAAGCGCTACGTGCGCCTGACGATCACCCCGGTTGCGAATGCTTCCGCAGCTCTGTTGTCGGCCGTCGCCGTCCTGGGCAGCCCAAGCCTGGCGCCGACTGCCAATCCCCCTGCCTGATAAATAAGGCAAGACACTCCTGCCAGTCTTGGCAGGAGTGCAATCAGGAAACGTAGCCCACCACAAGGACCAACTGGCCATGACGATGTTCCGGACCATTCCGCCCGAAGTGTTGGCGGTACCGCTTGCCGACGCCAAGGTCGCATTGCGCATTGAGGACGATGTCACCGACCTGGATGGGCAGGTCACGACGTGGATCAAGGGCATCATTGCGGAGGCGGAAAACAAGACCGGCCAATGCCTGATGCGCCAGACCTGGGAGGTGCGCCTGGATGCGTTTCCTGATTGCGAAATCGAACTGCCGCACCCGGTGCTGGAAATTACATCGGTCAAGTATCTCGACCTATCCGGTCTCGAGCAGACGCTGGCGCCAGAGGCTTACCGCATGAAACGCGAGGCCTACCGGACGTCGATCCGTCCGATCATCAACACTGTCTGGCCAGACACCCTGGACGAGTCGGATGCCGTGGTGGTGACGGTGGAGTGTGGCTATGGGGACGATCCGGACGATGCGCCCGAGGCATTCACCCTGTATATCCTGGCGAAGCTGGTGGAGCAGTTCGATCCTGCGGTGCGTCCGGATAGCGGCACGGTACAGTCCGATTTCGTTGAACGGTTGCTGGACGGCTATGCCTGCAAATTCTAAGCCAATGGGTGGGGGGGCATAATGCGCCCAGGCCTGCTTCAGCACCGCATTACGTTCCAGCAGCGGTCAATCACGAAGAATCCTGCCAACGGGGAGGATGTGGTGACCTGGGTCGATGTCGCCTCGGTTTGGGCGCAATTCGAACCGGTGCGTGGCCGTGAATTCTTCACTTCCCGCCAGAATTTCGCGGAGCAGGTGGCGTGGTTCCGCATCCGCTACCGCGCTGGCCTGACCACCGAAATGCGGATCTTGTTCAAGTCGAAGCATTACGACATCGATTCGTTGGTGAATGTGCGCGGCCTGAGCCTGGAAATGGAGATTTTCGCCAAAGAGGGGCTGACTGATGGCTGACGCAATTTCAGCCAAGATCACCGGTATCCCGGCCTTTGCCTCGCGCCTGCGCGCGCTGTCGCTGGACATGCAGAACAAGGTGGTCAGGTCGGGCGCCTTGGCAGCCGGCACTGTGTTCAAGAAGGGCGCCCAGGCCAATGCCCCGGAGCTCAAGAAGCAAGACAAGCGGCGCACCCGGGGCGCCTTGAAAAAAGGCATCTACGCCGGCCGATCGAGATCGAAATCGCGGCCCGGTACCGAGGTGATTGTTGTCGGTGTACGGTCTGGCAAGAAGGCGGGGAAGTCCGGCGATCCATTCTACTGGCGCTGGCAGGAGGATGGTTGGGTCCCTCGTGCACCAGGCAAGCGTGTCAAGGGCGGCGAGAAGCGCAAGGCCTTGGAGCGTAGCCGCGCGAAAGCTGGTGGGCAGTTCGTCCCAGGACGTCACTATTTCCAACGGTCGTTCACCAGTAATGGCCAGAAGGCGCTGGAAGCCTTCAACTCACGCCTGTCGCAACGGATTGCGAAGGCAAACAAGGAACTCAATGGGCGCTGAAACCCAGGTCTATACCGCCTTGAGCGGTGACGCCGGCGTCACCGCTATTGTAGGCAATCGCATCTCGCCGAACGTGGTGGGCGAAAAGGTGCCCATGCCAGCGGTTTGTTATAACCGGGCGGATACCGAGTACATCGTGACCATTCACAGCGCGTTGCCGGTCGGTGATTCCGTCCTGGTCGACGTCTGGTGCATGGCAAAGACCGAGGATGAGGCGAGCGAACTGGCAGACGCTGCAATAGCCGCTCTGGCTGCGGCGTACATTGCGCCCACCAACCGGCGCCATGAATATGACCCCGAGTCGGAAATCACAGCAGTTGTTGTCACGGTGAGAATTTGATGACCCCATCCACCCGGAAATTGAACGAGCATTTGATCCGCCTGATAAGGGGGATCATCAACGCTTGGGAAAAATGGCTGGAGGAGCAGCCGAAATAGAACTTTAGCCCGCAGGTAGCCACGCGACCGCCCTCGCTACCAAGGCCGGCTGAACCAAAACCACGAGCCCGCAGTCGACCGCCGCCGCAAGGCGCCCGTCGGCTAGATGCCGCCTCGTCATCTTTGATGAGGAAGCGTCATGGCAAACGTAAATAAATGGGCAGGGGTGAACGTTGCAATCCAGTCTGCACTGGCTGCGGCTGACACCATTTCGGGCATTACCAAAGCGAACCCGGGCGTGGTGACTGCCACCGCGCACGGCTTGAACAACGGCGACTACGTCAAGCTGAGCGTGCTGGGCATGTCCCAGGTGAACGCCCGCGTGTTCCGTGTAGCCAACAAGACCACCGATACGTTCGAGCTGGAAGGCGAGAACACCACCGACTACGACACCTTCAGCTCCGGTACCGCTGAAGCCGTGACGTTCGGCACCACGATGACGACTGCCGTCGGCCTGCAAGCATCCGGCGGCGACTTCGATTTCATCGACACCACTACGATCCACGACCTGCAGAAAACGCAGGTGCCTGGTACGCCGTCGGCCGGTGTCTACACCTTCGACAACCTGTGGGATCCGGCTGATCCTGCGCTGGCGGCACTCAAGGCTGCAGCCGACAACCAGGCGCAGCGCTGCATCAAGATGCGCTTCCGTACCGGCGCGACCCTGGTGTTCAACAGCTACATCGGTTGCACCCTGCTGCCGACCGGTAACGCACAGGACAAGGTGCTGACGCCGATGGTGGCAACGATGTTTGGCCGCGCGACGCTGTTCGCCAGCTAAGCGCCCCAGTGCGCAGCGCTGGCGGTCGCGCTGCGCACTGATTTTCAACCCAAGAAG